CTATATTTTTCTTTAATTCTTCATATTTTAATCCTTCTAATTTTTGTAATCTTGATTTCAACATACTAAAGAAATTTTCTATGGAATTTGTAAAATGTTGGTAAGGAACAGAATATAATAAATTATTATGTTTATTTACTAATTCCTTAATTTTTGCATTTCTATGAGAACTTGCATTATCTAAAATTATTAATTTATTTTTAAATTTAGTTGTTATATGTTCTTCTAAAAAATCATATAATCTATTACTATCAATACCACCTTTATCATATAAATTCCAACCTAAAACACCTTCAGTTGATATTGAAAATATACCTGTATATTTTTTGAATACTTCTTGAGAACTGGTTTTTATTATACATCTTTTTCCTAATTTATTATAACAATGTTTTCTTTTTTGTAATGAACCTATAGAAGTTTCATCTATACAAAACTAATATAAAGATATAATTATATATTATAGTATAGATGAATAAATATAGTAACTCAAAAATATATAAAATAATCAGTAATAAAGAACCAAAATATTATTATATAGGTTCCACAATTAGCGAATTAAATGTGAGGTTGAATAGACATAAAGCAAATTCAAAAATGTCACCAAATACAAAGATTTATAAATATTTTATTGATATTGAATGGGATGTCACTATACAACTTATTGAAGAAGTTAATATAAATAATTCTAAAGAACTACATGTAATTGAAAATAATTATATTAAACAAGCATTAGATGATAATTTATGTTTGAATACTTATCATTCAATCTTAAACAAACAATTAAGAAAACAAAAAATTATTGAATATGGAAAACACTATTATAATGAAAATATAGAAGAAATAAGAAAAAAACAAAATGAATATTATTTCAAAACAAAAGACTATAAACATCAAAAATATGAAGAAAACAAAGATACAATTAATAAAAGGAAACAAGAAAAGGTAATATGTGATTGTGGAATAAATTCTATAAAAAATAATTTTGCACGACATTTAAAATCAAAACATCACATTAATTTTTTACAAAATAAAACATAATAAAAATTTATTTCACCTTCTTTTTCATATTTATCTACCCAACGCATCAAACTTCGTGCAGAACATTTGAATATTTCACATACTTCCAATTGTGATTTATCACCAACTAAATAATATTCTACTGCAGATTTTTTATAATCTTCACTTTTATGTTTTGATGTCATACTTATTATTATGACATAAAAATATTTAAAATTATGTTATATATTTATATAGAAAATGAATATTTCAATAGATGAATATAACACTATGAAACAAGAGATAGATGAATTGAAAAAGAAAAATGAAGAATTAGAAACCAGATTGAAAACATATACAAGTAATCATCGTCATAAAAAATATTATGATAATAATACAGAAATAGTAAAACAAAGAGCAAAAAATTATATGGAAAAAGTAAAAGAAACAAATCCAGAAAAATTAAAAGAATGGCGTCATACCGCATATTTGAAACGAAAAGAAAAGTTAAAATCACAGGAAGAAGGAACTAATTAAAATGTTGATATTCATTATTTTTACATAAATATACATTCGCAATTTCATCACCATTTTTAAGTTCTTCAATTTCTTCACATAATTCTTTTAACCAATCGTAAGTATCATTTAATACATCTGTTTGTAATAAACGAATAATTGAATATCCGTTATTATTTGCACATTCTTCTTTATATTTATCATTTTCTTGAACTAAATCTAAAGGTTTCCAACATGGTATTTGTATAAAATGTTGTGGTCCATCTAATTCTATGATTATTTTATTTTCTGTAATGCAAAAATCAAATGGTAAATTATTTATTTTTTTGCACCAATCTTGTTTAAAATCTCGTATAATAGATTGATATATTGGTTTTAATTTATCATAAAGTTTGTATTCTGTCTTATATCTACAGAAAGGACAAACATTATTATATCTATTTCCTAATGTATGAGGTGCTCGTTCAAAGTCATTTTTACATAAATTGCATTCAAACCAATATTTATTATGAGAATATTTAAATATATATCGTGGATTATCTGTATTTTTATTACCCCATATCCATGATTTCAATATAATATGTGATGCGAATGATTTATTATAACAATCTTTACAATTTTCATCAATACATAATTTACTATTTGAACAATAAGGACACCAACAACCAGATTTTACACTATAAAGTATAGTATCAAATTCATGATTACATTTATCACAATTAAACCAATAACGATTACTATCACCTTGAAATAAATATCTTGGATTTGCTGTATTTTTAGATGACCAATATTTTACTTTTTCATGTGATGCGAATGATTTATTATAACAATCGTTACAATCATCATTATGACACATTTTTTTATTAACACAATATGGACACCAACCTTCTTTTTCACCAGTTACATCACATAATACTTTTTCAAAATTATGATTACATTTATCACAATCAAACCAATATTTTTCACTACTACCTTTAACAATTTGTCTTGGTAAAATATCATTTTTAGATGACCAATACTTTGATTTTTCGTGTGAAGCAAATGAACGATTAACACAAGTGATGCAATTATCATTTTCGCATAATTTATGACTATTACAATATGGACACCATTGTTCTTTTGTAATATATTTAATTTGTGTTTCAAAATCATGACTACATTTATCACAATTAAACCATATTCTTTTATCACCCTTTTTCAAAACAAACTCTGGGTTAAGTTGATTTTTATCACTCCAATATAATGATTTTTCATGTGAAGCAAATGATTTATTATAACAATCATTACACTCTTTACTACCACATAATTGTTTTTGAGGAATACAACAATATGGACACCATCTTCCATTAGACACATGTGATGGATTATTAATAAATTCGTGCTTACAAATATCACATTTAAATAAATATTTTTTAGCACTCACTTTAAATACTTGTCTTGGTGTTAATTCATTCTTATCACTCCAAAATGCTGATTTTTCTTGTGAAGCAAATGATTTATCAAAACATATTTTACAATTATTATCATCGCATAATTTTGTGTTTGAACAATAATTGCACCATCCTCCTCTTGTTACTACATTTAATTGCATTAAAAATTCATGATTACATTTATCACAATTAAAATAATATTTTTTATCACCTCCTTTGCTAATTTGAAAAGGTTTTAGTTCATTCTTATCACTCCAATATTTTGCTTTTTCATGAGAAGCAAATGATTTATTATATTGAATTGTTGTCATAATTTAATATAATTATTAAAATAATTTTATATCAATTTTATTATTTTTAATTATTTAGTAATTTCAACATAATACTATTTAAAGAAATAATCTTTATATAATATATAAAAATGAAAAAGTCAAAACCCAAAGTTAAGGAAAAAAAGAAAGAGGTAGACAATTTTGATTATATGAAAACTAACAAGGATAATATTAAGAATGTTTTGAAAGACCAAACTATTTTACCAATTATAAATGATTTAGTAAATAGAACAAATAAAATAGTTATTCATGCATACCAATTTATCAAACTTTATTGTATTTTTCTTTATGAAAATGAATTGAAATTTCCAGTAATAGATAAAGAATTTATATGTGATGTTTTCAAAGTTTTAACTATTAGATTATGTGGGTCTGGTGGATATACTGAAGATAATATGCCTGAACAACTACAAGAATTAACCGAGTTTTATAGAGAACATTATTCTAATACTATTTCTAATAATGAAACTATTTATTATGACAAGTTAAGTTATATTTTACCTTATGAAGCAATTGATATGATTACAAATATTAATAATAATATTCAAGAACACTTTATAGACCATTTGAATAAGTATATAAATATAGTTTTTAATATAAAAGACAAATCTGCAAAAATAACTACTGAAAACAAAGACAAAAATATAAGAAAACAATTACATAAACAACTATATGATGAAATTGGTAAAGTCAAAAAAGATTTAATGCATTTTGGTGATTTAACAAGTGATGAAAAATATCACAAATGGATTATTCAAGAAAGAATAAAATTATATCCTAATAAAACAAGATTTGATAATGACAATATGTATTATCATTTGAAAAGTAATACACAAGATTTTTTACATTCTATGTTTCATATTTCAATAGAATTGGAAAAGTTAAATGAAGTAAGAATACAAAATGAAGAGAAACAAATTAGACTATTTAATGTATTACCTTTAAGAACAAATATTATTAGTAAAAATATATGTATTGATACTTGTGGATTAATTTCTAATTTTTTAGGCGATGAACCAACAACAAAACATTTGAGAGATTATAAAAAAGAAAATAATCAAATTAATTTATGGAATAATTTTTTCAAACTAAATAAAAGAGTTTTCAAGAAAGGTCAAAAATATACATTTTCACATATGATTAGAACAGATGGTGTTTCTTGTTGTGTATTATTTGTAAGAGTAGATGCTAATGGAAAACCTTTATCAAAAACATGGAAAAATAAAAAATGTTGTGAAGAAGAAAATATAGATTATATTGAAAAAGTAGAATTAACAGAAGAACTAAAAAATATGAAGGTTGTTTGTGCAGACCCTAATTATAGTGATTTAATATATTGTGGTTCTAAAGATGAAAATGGAAATTTACAAACATTCCGTTATACTCAAAATCAACGAAGATTAGAAACAAGATTGAAGAAATACAATAAAATTATTGATAATATAAATAAGGAAACAAAAATAGAAAATCAAACTATTAAGGAAATTGAAACTGAATTATCATTATTAAATAGTAAAACATGTGATTATGATAAATTTATGTATTATTGTATTGAAAAGAATAACATAAATTATAAATTGTATTCACATTACGAACAAGCATTTTTTAGAAAATTCAAATTAAATAGATTTACAAATACTCAAAAAAGTGAATTGAAAATGGTTAAGAATTTTTCCAATAAATATGGGAAACCTGATAAAACTATATTCATAATGGGTGATTATGATAAAGGAGATTACCATATGAAAGGTAAAGAACCTGTTATTTGTAAGAAATTTAGAAGGATTTTTAGAAATGCTTGTTATAAGACATTTTTGGTAAATGAATTTAGAACATCAAAATTATGTAATTGCTGTAATGGTGAATTAGAATATTTTTTAGAAAGACCAAGTCAAAAACCAAAATTAAAGAAGGAAAATAAAACAGAAATCTGTCATGGACTATTACGATGTCAATCGGTTAAGCATAAAAGCGAAATATTCCATAACAGAGATAAGAATGCTGTGCAAAATATGTTAAATATAGTCAAATCTGTATTTGAAACAGGAAAAAGACCAAACATATTTTGTAGAGAAATAAATTCTTAAACTTCATAGTCATTTCAAGATGACTACTAATCAAATTTTTGCATTTTTGTATTATTTTTTTCGTTGTTAAATCGGCGTTTTAAATGTGCAAAGGTGTAAAATTAATTATAAATAAGCAGGGTTATCCTAAAAAATCATTAGATGCTAAGGGACCGTTATCAATAAATTCTCCAGATAGTGTTGTTCTTTTTGGATAACTTGGTTCCATTGGTAATGAACCAGGATAATATCTTCTATCAAATAATTGTTGTCCTGTATCAAATGTTTTACGCCAAGTATTTACACCAGGATAATATTGAGGGGGTGCTGAAATTTTTTTTCCAATAAGTTTTGATTTTGTTCCTATATCAGTAGTTAGCTCTGAATATTGTGGAGTATAATAACTTAATTTACCTGCAGCATTTTGACCAGGCAGTTCTTTATTATGAGGGATTATATATTCTTCATCTGGATTATGAGGATTG